CCTTCTTAACTTCTGAAACAACGACTTTATTAAGAGTCGAACCAAAATTTGAACCATCGGTCAGAAGCCCTGCTAGGCGGATATCGAGACCTGCGCTAACATCAGCTTTCCATCTTGCGCCACCAGGAGATACCCAAACGGAATATCCGTCCTCCGCGGTTGTAGTATCGCTGGGGTCATGAGTAATAGTGGCATTTATTACTGGTCCATTAGGGACGGCCCGTACAAGCACGATGGACTGTCCAGGAGAGGACGGATTAATGGTCCTCAGCGTGGCGATGTCCGGGCACTTGCCAATTAATTTCCACCCATCAGGTTGCGCCAGCACCGCCAGCGTTGACTGCCCTACGGAATCTTCAAGATGATTTAAAACTTGAAATAAGGTCGCCTTCTTAGTATTATCTGGTTGATCAATTACGATCAGGTCATCTTCTGTTAGAGTGTCCGCACTTGGCAACTCCGAAATTTTAACACTCTGTAGCATTGTAGGTTTACCCCTCTTCTCAACATTAGTACATTTTACCACAAAGTTCAAAGATTTAAAAGAACAATGGTCTGCCTTAGGTAGCACAGACATAAAAGAAATCTTGAATTGTAATAATTTTTATTTTATGGTGTTTATCGTCTTATCAGCGGGGGTGACTACCGGATCACTTTTTCTGGTCAGAAGGGTCCCTGGTGGTACAGGGTTTGCCATATCACCCGCCCAAGTATTCCACCAAGTTGCATCACCAGTCTTAGGTAATCTAAAATTGATAAGGTAGTATAACTTATTCCCCCAAGGTATCCAACCCTCATCTCCGCAAAGTGTTGTTGTTTCAGGGTTTGGCGTCGGATAGTAGTAATCATCAGCACCCACGAAGGCTATTCTTACAATCTCCTGCTCTTTTGTTAAGACTTCAAAAAAGGCAGAATAGCTCCTTGTGGTATGGTCCATTACAGACTGGAAATCTGCAATTTCTAAAACATCCGGTTCAAGACGGGTTATTTCCTTTATCTTATTATCAAGGACCGTCTTCATAACTTTTTTACTTATGTAGGTTCTGTATGGGAATCCAAAGGTCTCATCAAAATACCAATCCCCTGCCCACACATTAAACCTTAGCCATAAGCGCTGTCGTAGACTTACTTGATTGGATTCTATCAACTGAAGACCTGTAGAAACATCAAGATCTCCAGTAACAGGGTCCATCAAGAAGTCAGAATAAAGAGTTGCCATCTATTCCCCTCATGCATTTGGAGCATCGGTATTGTTCTGACCACCATCATCTGTCCAAGTATAGTGATGTGTATGGCGAATAAAATAATCATAAAAATCATTCATGTTTACACCCCGCGCAGTAATAATATTGCCATCAGGGGTAACTTGAGCACCATTCATCTTAATCGTACCACCAGATTCTGCTGTCAGGTTTGCCGCACCATTATCGAACTTGAAATTCCCAGATTGGTCAACCACTAATTTACCTACTGGCGTCTCCAGTGTGAAATCACCCGCAGGCGTCATTGAGAAATGCACCTTGTCGTTCCAAAGTTCAACATTGTCTGGATCGATCGTCATGGCATTCCCATCGCTGTGAACACCAATTATCGCCCACCCAGGAAACATATTGTGAGTTGTCTGGTCATTATTATCATTCTCATTCCTTTCTGAGAAGCTAAGACCCACAATATCACCAGGCTTCACAGGAATCGTTAGGCGGGCTTTTCCTCCATTACCTGAAGGCATTGATAGGGGAACATCAAAAACAGAACCATAGGCATCCACGGTGCCATCTGGGAAGTTTGTACTCGCAAGGGGTTGAACTGTTGCAGACGGGATGCTATAGTCCACATCAACTACCGTTGCCCTTAGCCCTGTGTGAATATCTCTGGCCTGTTTTGCAAACCATTGATTAAGGGCTGCATCCATACGGGTTATTGCTGCCATTAGGCCTCCACAATTCCACCACGGGTTTCTGCAAGTCCTAACTCTGTGATCCAATCCCCACCTTCGAGTTGGCCTTTGTGAGTTAAGTATACAACCTTGTAAAAACCTGTGTATTTCTGGCTCTTTAAAAATACAGTTGATTCTGGTATGATAGCGCCATTCATTTCTGTTACCACCACCAATCCAGCGTCTTCTTTTATCTCTGCGGAAGTGGGTACGTGGGGCTTAGATGATTTTCTCTTAGACTTGGCCCTTTTTTCCTTTCTCCTCTTTGCAGGCTCAGGGTTCTGTGGCGTTGGTGAATCATGCATACCAGATTCCGCACTAATCTCAAAAACTGCCCTTTGAAATCTTTTCCCTTGCGTTGTCCAGTATACAGCCCCATCTTGAACACTGAAAGTAGACCCTGTATTCTTGGCTAATCTCTCTAAGTTATTTGCGGCAAGTCCTGTAAAGGACATAGAGTGCTGAAGTGTCTGGTCGCCAAACTTGACGATCTTACCAACGGGGAGCTTCATATCAGAAGCAAGGTCACTGACTACCGTGTCTATTGGCGTACCTTTCTTATAAGAGCGAGAGGTCTTTGCCGTTTTAATATTTACTGTGGCATCCCCGAGGATCATCTTTGTCTGACGGGTGTTGCCGTCCCACTTATCCTGAACAAACTCTACGGTTCCAGAAAAGATAGTCTGATTCTCGCCATCAAACCCGGCCTCAAGAACGATCGCAATGGACTCACGTTGGTTAGCATCGAGGTAGCTCACCGTCTCATCGGAGAGGTTGTAGATGGTAACATAACCCTTATTAGGCTCCTTCGAATTGTCCTTCTTGACCTCAAACTCGATGTTTGCGGCACCAGTTTCATTACTGATATAATACGCATCTTTAGCATTCTGGTTGGTATAGTCCGATATATTGGTAGGCTTTTCACCAACATACACTGGTTTACCTATCGTCAGCTTATAGGTTCTTGTTCTGTAAGCAGGCATTGTTTACTCCTCATCGGTTGTTACCTCATCATCAGGAGACGAGTAAAGTAGTTGCAAGTCTGACAAAAATCCAATATTGTATCTCCCTACACGTTTAGTGGATTGAGTAAAAGAAAATACTCTCAACTGACCATCGGGAATATTGTCAAGATATTTGAAAGGCGCGAATATATCGAAAATTGTAGTCAATTTGAAAGATATTGTAGGCTCAGAACCCACATCCCCGAAATAGACAAGCCAAGACTCGTCTCTTTCGTTCCATTGAAAACGCATTTCATAAGTTTGGCTGTCCAGAACCACACGCATCGTCTGATCAGCAAAACCATCTATGTCCCAAGAAAATGTGATCGCTGCCATTAGTTACCTACCGCTTTATTATAGTCGAGGGTATTTCCATTTAGATCCTTGAGTTTACCGTCCGGCGTCAGTGTTCCCACCACTTGATCTTGCTTGGTATAATCCCCAATGCCCATATCGTTTGCAACCTTTTGCCAACCATCTTGGTTAGGCCCGGCAAACTTGGTTCTCCTTGCGGTGACTTCTACTTCATCGTCAGTGGCGGAAGACTGAACAGAGCCTTTCTGTTTTGTTTTTCCGCCTGACTTTTTAGGGTCTGTATACACTGTAGCCAAGGCTGTCTTCCCAAGAGTAAAAGTACGGAACTCAGTAAACTCAAGTTGAAAAACCAGCGCTGCCCCATCTGAATTACTGCGGCTTGCTTCCAAAGAAGTCAAGATATAGTTTTCAATGATACGATCTTCCGTTACAAGCGTAACGATTTGGCGATCAGTGATGAGCCTTTCCAAAACCTCCAAGGCCTTTTCTGGGCGTCGGGATTCTACCGGGTTGTTAGGATCGGTGTCTTTGTCGATGTAGTTGTTCTCGATCATGTAGAGTGGCGAGCTATTGATTCTCGCACTGAAAGAGAATTTCCCATCCTCAATAACACCGTGGTCACTGTATTTTACTTTGTTTTCAACAGCATATGATGTCTTGTCCACCGTCCTGGTATAAGAGTGGTCTTCAACAACGTCAAAAAGGATTGCGATGTTGTCTGTATAGTTTTTATTCTTTAGTTCAACGTTTCTGCCACCATTATTAAGTCCGCTCGCAAACAATGTATATTGAACTTCACTACTGGCATTCTGAGCCGTAGAGACTTTTTGCTCAACGTTTGCTGTAGCCTTACCTTGTTGCGGTTTGGACTGGTTGCTTGCTACAACTGCCATAAAGCCTCCTCAATAAGCTTGTTATGATTTTATCATAAATCTTCAAATAAAACAACGAAAAAGGGGCCGAAGCCCCTTGTGTTAATCTGGGACACCAAGTATTAAGTTGATGTTGCCCATATTCGATGCTTCGATTTGCTGGTCGATCATGTTCTTCAACTCCCCAGCGTCCAGTTTAATAGTTATTTCTCCCGACACTGGCTCTGTCGGAATAACCTGAGGGGGTGCAGCGGAAGAGGCTCCCCCCGTCCCTGGAATCATTCCTTGACTCTGTAAGTAAAGTAGCTTGTCGTTTTCTTTTTGATTCCAGGAGTTCGCAAAGAAATCCCATGTCCTCCCAAGGACTGAGTTTTTCTTCAGATTACCACCTGCCGTGGTTTCTTTCCCGTACCTGTTGTCGCTGAAATCTTGAGCCATGTCGAAGACATAGTCACCCCCGATCATACTCTCCCCAGCTATCAACCCATACAGACCAGCCCAACGAGCAACCTTACCAACATTGCCTAAGCGGGGGCCTCTACGCCTTGTATCTCTGTCGCCATCAGCATCGCCACCTGCACCAAAAACCTTACCAATGGCCTTGATAGCCCCGGCGAGGCCAGCGATCTTAGCTAGGATGTTGAACACCCGGACTAGGGATGTAGCAAAGAATATAGCGCCTATACCCCAACCCACCCAGTTCCATGTCTTAGAAATTTCTTCACCATTCTTCCTGAAAACGGGAACATATCTCTCTAAGATAGCATTGACCATTATAAAGGCGTTATACAAAGCATACGGTATCTTCATGAACCCGTCTATGAATCCTGCGACAAACTGACCCACAGCTGCGGCGAGTGGACCATTAGAATCCAAGATCTTAGCAAGGGTATTAAATGTCTCTGTCATCTTATCGCCGAAGCCAGATTCGAAAATCTTGTTCTGGAAGTTCATCCAAGTCTGACCAAGACGTTGCATAGCAACTCGGTTACCTTGCAAAGCTTTCTGTAGTGCGCCGCCCTTGTTAGCAGCCTCTGCATAGTATTTAGCAACAAACGGAAGCACTTTAGCAGCCTTCAGCTCCCCCTTCTTCATCATATCCATCAACTTGGTAACGTCGATGGTGGAGTCGTTAAAAGCTTCTTGCGATGCCTTCACGAATACCTGTAATGATCCTGGGATACCTTCAGCAAGCTGTTGCTTAAGTTCTTCAGCCATGATCTGGCCTTTACCCATCATCTGTTGAATAGCTGTAATACCGCGTTGGTATTTTACAGGGTCAACCTGGAGGGCAGTGGCATATTCAGAGAATGACTTGAAGAGTTGGTCGTTTTGTGATTTAGTAAGTACACCGTTTGCAGCGATAGACATTTGTGTGTAACCCTGTGCAGCCACCTTAAGGTCGAGTCCTAGGCGGTATGCTTGGTTTCTCACAAACTCTAGACGCTTACCAGCCTCAGCAGAATCATCGGAGACCATCAGCATTGTTGCTTCCATACCCTGGAAGAACTGCCCAGTTTTCAGAACGCTTGCAGCGGCATTGAACGCTCCGTATGCTGCTGTAACACTGATTAATGTGCTGCGTAGATTTCTCAGGCCATCATTCAAAGAAAGAGTATTAGCGCTGGCCTTACGGAGTCCGGTTTCCATAGAGGCAAGTTCTGCACGGAAATTTGATGCCTTCATGTTCCCGCTCTTCATGTAGCGGTTAACTAAGGAATCATAACCTGGCAATTTCCTTGCATATTTATCACCATACTTGGCACGAAGACGAATGTTGGCGTTAGATATTGTGCTAATCTTCGCTTCCCGTGCTCTTGCTCTTCTACCAGCTTCCCGCTCTGCGTCGCGGGCCATTTTCTCTCTGGCTTTATTGTCAGCTTTATCCTGCTTGACTTGTTCACGACGCATACGTGCGTGATCACGCTCCATTGCCTTACGTTGTTGTGCTGCAAGACGAGGATCGTAAGGTGTTGCATTAGCGTTCAGTATTGGTGAACCACCGCTGCCAGCACCCTTATTTTTCAGACTTGCTTCATATGCTGCCATACGTGCAGCAGAAATGGAAGGGTTAGTTCCATAAGCACCGTTCTTAGCAGCAAGTTTTTCTTGTTGACGGAGCTGTGCCTTCAGGGCATTATAGTTTGCCTGCGACTCTGGAGATCGACCAGCAGTTAGTCTGGAGACAGCAGCCTTACGACGTGCCTTTTCAATCTTATCAATGGCTTCACGAGCACGAGCTTCTTTCTTTGCCATTGCGATATTGTGAGCTGTGGTCTTAGCCGCTTCTGCACGTTCAGTTTGATTGAGTCGTTTATTAACCATTCTCGCCTGCATGGCGGAACGTTTCAGGGCAGCAGCAGGGTCGGCCTTAGCAGAAGAAAAAGCCTTCCCGGTCTTTTCCCATTCGGAACGAATTTGCTTTACAGCTTTCAAGGCGCGTCCAAAGGATGTTTTGTCAACATCCCATGTCACCTTGTTGACTGTGGAAGTCACTATAATATTTGCCATAATTTCCTCAATAAAAAAGCCAGGCTCCTGAAAAGGAACCTGGCTTGAGATTAACCTCTTCTGCCTTTGCTTCGGGGTTTAGCTGCTTCGGCGTCTGCTCTCGATTTCTCTTCTTTCTCATGGACATCGTTGATGAAATCTTCGACATCGAGATACTCATTGAGCTTGAGCAAATATTCCATATCGGCAGACTCAAGGGAGATATAAGACTCTCCCTTAAAGTTCTTCAGAGCACGGCACCAGAGATAGTCGAACCACGTCAGGGAACTATTTTTTCTTGCATAATCAATAGCTCTTTGGACGACTTTAGAAATTTTGGACGGTGTTACTCCGCTGCCACTTCCGTCGGTTCCTGATCCACCGTCGCCACTTGGTGAACCATCCCGAAGTTGCCCAGAAGTCCCTGAAGGTCTGCGAAACCGTCTTTCGTGAAAAAACAGCCGTAGTTAATCTTCAGAACCTCCGCTACCAATTTGATCAGGTCCAACATCTTATCCTGGAAGACCGTATCAATATCAATCTTGCCAGCCATTCCGTTCACAGACACATCTTCAAGGATGAGTTCGAATAATTTTTCGATATCATCTTGCTCCATCTGCTCAAATAGGTATAGAATTGCGGTAGGTAGTGCTTCAGAGAGGTTAGACCCTCCGGTAAACAATGCACCACTAATAGTAGCCATTGGAACTGCGATATAACGACCAATCTTCGGAAGGTTTTTCATAACCTTGGACGGAGACCAGTGTGTGATTACAAAGTTCTTACCAGCCAGATCGATTTCTGTGGTAGGTCTAAAATTCATCATGTGTACGCTCCTGCGTCTTTTAAGGTTGTTATATCCATGCGTGTTTGAAAAGGCCACATCCTTGTGGCACACGAAACGCTATTAGACGATACCTGCAAGGCCAGCCAGACCGAAGCCTGTAGCGTACAGAGTATCTGGGCTTAACCATGCGTCCAGGATTCCGATTTCCCAATCCATCTGGCCAACTTCAGTACCGTAGGTCAGGTCAGGCTGTTTCTGAATCCAACCAACTGTGCTCAGACCCATACCTTGGGAGCCTTCAAGAAGGACAGGGAAGAAAATCAGGCCAGTGATGGAAGCTTGTTTCTGCCAGTTAGCCAAGTATCCGTTCCATACCGAAGTGTTCTGTAGAGAGACCGTCAGGACACCAGATTGGTTACGAGACAGCGCTGCTGACAGTTCACCATCAACCCCCATGTGGGGGATGATGTTATCTTCGTTGCGAGCAACGACGATCTTGGTATCCGCTGCGAACCCGGTTACTCGCTGAGTCATCATATAGAGACGCGCTTTCTGTGGGTCGTAAGCATACGGGGTTAAAATTCTAGTATCCATTTATTACACTCCTGCTGTTACTTGTCCGCTGGAAGAAGTAGACCCGGTTTTGTCTAGCAGAACAGAGATGCGGATCTTGACGAAATGCAGGGCGCTGTTGTAGACTAGTTCTACCTTAACGTTGTTAAGAGTACGAGATGCCAGGTCATTAGATGGTATGTTTGCACGAAGCGGGATTGTTACAACCGGATCGTAGAACACCTTGTTGACGGTATCATACCCGGTCAGAATAGAACCGTTAGTGATACCGGTATTCAGAGGACTATTCATCAGGACTGACTTCAGGTTCGGCAGATCATCATCGCTCATTTTCATGGACAGGCCAAGATTAGAACGGCGAGACATGTAAGCGAAGATACTTTCTTCACTTCTGAACTTCAGCCAGTGACCAAAACGGACAACATCAACATACTGACCGGAGGCACACTTACCTTCCCAGAATGCTCCAACACTGTTGATCATGCGATAGAAGTTCAGGTTCTGTCCCCAGATAGCTGGACGATCAGAAGAACTCAGGGTAGGAGCAACAACACCAGGCATTGTCTTCAGGTGGATTGAGTCACCATAGGATGGGTCATTAGATGCCATTGCACCGATGATACCACCTTCAGGAAATGCACTATCAGCAAGCGGGTCATACATACCAATGCTAGTATCATACTGAAGTGCTTTCAGTTGATTAGCAATAGAATCTCCGTCAACAACTTTTGACAGCGGATCGGATGTTGAATAGACGTGAAGCTTATAGTTAGCAGCAGCATAAGCGGCAGCTCCCAGAATTGCAGAAGAAACATGTTGTTCTGTGCTCAGGAAGTACCAGTTGCTGTTTGCAGTTTCTACCTGTGGTAGAACACCGCTTACAGTCTCAGTTGAGTTGTTAGTCAGTGTGCAATCACCGGAGTCAACACCGATGCTAAACGGCTCGCCGATAACATCAGAAGATGTTGCCATGATGCCTTGGTCAGATTCGGTTGTAACCACCTCATCATTGTTAGTAGCTAGCAGAGAGCCATCACCTTTCGGAGTGATTGTTACAACACCCGTTGTAGCTACTGCACCGACAATCACACTAAGCGTGGTATCGGAGTTGATTGCAGATGCTAGGGCTGTTGCAATACTCTCTGGTGTAGATGCGGTAGTAACAGGAATAACGATGCTTTTAGTATACGCACCTGCTGCAACGTTGAAACTTACCGGGTTATTAGGATCTACGTTAGTCTGCCCTGTAAAATCGATAACTGTTGATTCCCATGCTTGTCTTCCGATCATAAGCGCTTGGGGGCGGAAAGTCCCAGCAAAGGCTTTTGTCGCAAAAGTATACGCAGGGGAACCTACAGCGAAACCATCAGCAGCGAGTTCATCCAGATCTGTATATGTACGTACTCGTTCTGGGAAAACGTTGTGAATTGCGATAAATAGAGGGGTTTCAAACCCTACGGTGTCGATTGGTTGTGTCCCGAGAACAACCGTTACGTCAACAACCTTATCATTATAAGCCATTGATTTCCTCTTCTTCTATTTCTTTCATAAAGTTATTGTTGATCATCTGGAGCCGGATAGTAATAAACCATCTCTGCATTCACCCTCTCGATATCCTCGAAAGCTCCTGTATCTATCACTCCAACGCAGACGTTAAAAGTGATAAGTACAGTTGCACGGTTTTCGAAGGTTTGCATGTTCAACGGAACTCTCTGGCGCGATACCGTTGAGGAAGAAGAATATGCAAATGGGGAATTGGTTGGAAAATACTTGTCACAGATGTAGGGGAGGCTCAAGGCCTGTAGAATCCGAGTTAATGCATTTGATGCTTTTCCTCGAAATGCTGTCAGGTTGTAAACCACCTCGTAGTTGTGAGTTATTACAGCGTTACCGCTCTCATCTACCCACTCGTTCGCAGCCCAGTCCATCTGGTCAGCGGTAACTTGGTTGAGCATGATGAACTCACCCTCTACCTTGGATATGACGTCTCCGTCCCCGTCAATTATTTTTCTCCCCGTGACTTCTTTGCAAAATCTGGCGAGCGTAACTGCGAGGGCGTCAAAAATATCATCGGAGTTTGTTACGAAGTCTGCCATCATAGGCCTCCTTCTGTCCCCGCAGGCGTAGAGATCACATACGCTCTGTAACGGCTCACCCCTGTCGTCTGATACGGATCAGACTTGATAACAGTAAACCATTCCATTTCCCCACGGGAATTCATGAGCTGGATTTGATCTGCTAGCAGGAAAGAACCTTCGACAGGACCTTTAAGAAGAGTTGACGAATATACAGTGAATGAATCATACTGTCTGCCGCCAGCCTCGGTCAACTGAGAAGTGTAGTCTCTTGCTGCCTTGCCTGTCAGAGGCTGAACAACGCATTCCAAGACATCAAACTCTTCATACTGAATAGCGATCTCTTGGTTTTCGAATGGATTGTCTGGGTCTGGCTGGGAAAAAGTACGATGTCTCCCGATGAAAGTCTTTCTCGGAATCAGCTTATTCCTGCCTATTAGTCTGTAGCCTGGTGTCATTTAGTCCCCTTCCCAGTGGAAATCTTATAGGTTGCAGATGACTTCAGGTCGCCGTAGTGGAACATGGCCTCTTTAAATCCTTTGACATCAGCCCATGCATCAGATACGATGTTATTAGGGAACAGACCACCTTCGATGACATATCTAATCTTGTCTGCACCTGCTTGACCGATTTGTTTCAGGACTGGAGTCGGGTCTTGCGCTCCCGCAGCCAATTGACCAAAGAGGTCGATCTGAAATTTTTTAAGTTCTTTCTGGAAAAGAACACCCGCGCTGGTCATGAAAGTACGAGCCGGGAGGTTATTCCAACCCTCTTGATGAATCGCTGCAAGAGTTGCAGTATTCAGGCCGGAATAGTGAGGATCGTCGAAAAAGCCATAGCTTACCTGACGATAATCCAGCTTCTTAACCACATTAAAGAAGTTCATCAGCTGGCTAAGATCTTGCGTACTTGTGAAATTTGGTCTCATGACTGCATCCGTTTAGGTATTTTACCACATTATCTTAGCAAAATCAACGATAAAGGTTTGGATAGTTAGCAAGGCCAACGGCGAGGGTATCGACGAGGAATTCCTGGAACACCAGTCTGTGGAATTATACCACCAACATCGAAAGGTCCACGGGAGTTTCTGTCGTATTTAACACGGTTGAACTCGTCTTCACGAACTCCCCCAACGATAACAAGGCCTCTGACCGCACTTAAGCAATCATTGACATAGTCAGGGTTTTCAAGCAGCCAGTCGAGGAAGTCTTTCCAATTCTGGTAAGGAGACCCACCTTTGATCTGGATAGTTTCATCACCAATCTTTTCAAGGCGATCCGTGATCGATGCCTCTCCTGTGTTCACTTCCTGAAGAATCAACCAACGTACCACGTCAACAAGAGTATTGTAAATAACGTAGTAAACGGTGCATGGCGTGTTATCATCACCGGGGTAATTAGCCTTTGATTTCTCTATTGCCAAAAAGGCAAGGATAATCTCGTCGGGTAAGACTTCCGGGGAAATGGACCCAAGGAGCAGGCGGATATAAGCAACAATTTCTTGGTCTGTCATTTTCGCTCCTTCAAGCTCTTCTATTTATCAATATCTTATCATAGAACGTCGATTTTGTCATCAAAAACACTTGACATCATGTGTCAGGATGCTATTCTCAAAGAAAATTATTGAGGAGAATCCCATGAAAGCATTAATAGCAGGTGTTATCACAGCCATCGTTGTCTCGGGTGGACTTATCTACTTTATGAAAACCAACCCCAATATGAACAAATTCGACGATGTTTCTTCAAGCTGGTTGTCGGCTGAAGAAAAAACAGAGGCCATTCATCGGATTGCTGGGATGAAATGCGATACAGAATTCAGAAAGGCATTCATTCCCGGCACTCTGACGACGCAGACAGGTATGTTAGATGAGATGGAAGAACAAGAAGATAGTTTCCAAGTAATGAGAAATATGGGGATAGTGAACGGTACTGTTCTTGCAACAGGAACTTACATCTGTAAATATTATAAGGATGGCCGACAACCTTATCTTCAGGTATCTTTGAAACCAGAGGCGAGACCGCTACTAAAAAAATAAGGCCCCGGAGGGCCTTTATATTACGCCATAATGCCAGCAGCCTTCAGCTTGGAAAGAAGGGCATTAAAGTCGGTAACCAGTCCAGCTACGTCAGTCGCAACCGTATTGGCCTGTGTTGCCGCCATTTTAACACCGCCAACCACAGAAGTTGTTGCAGCTACGGGAGCAAAAGTGGTAGGCTTACCAGTAATATCGGCCCATGCCACAGATCCGCCACTGCCAGCGGCAGCAATAACATCAGCGAAGGAAATAACTCCGCCAGTTGCAATGTCAATCAGTTTTGTACCGTAGACCAGTCCAGCTACACCAGATGTTGCCATTTTAAATCTCCTAAGATTATTACTTCAGTGCGGATTCGAAGTCAGCTAACATATTTTCAAATGTCTTGCTCTTCGACAGGGTAACACCCTTGTTTGCTGCGAATTCAGCAAGTTTGTCTTTACTACCTTTTTTGTCGGCTTCATCAAGCAGTGCAGATGCTTCAGCAAGAAGTGCCTTTACGTCCACAGAGTCTGTCTCAATGATTTCTGTATTATCTTCTACAACCTGTTCAACAACGGTTTCTTCCGCTTTTGGTCTAACCGTAACAGGTTTAACTTCAGACGGAGGTGTAATGTCCCCGTTAAAGAACACGATGAAGTTACCCATTCTCAGAGTAGAGGTCTTGGCGTCTACAGGAAGACCGGACAGGTCTGCAAGTTCCTGGAAAAACTCCATGAAAGAACGAAAAGCCTTCATTTGCTTACCAAGGACGAAGCCATTTAGGGGTAAGCGGCTTGAAGCGCTAATGTTCAATTCGGGAATGTATGCCCCAAAGAACTTGAAAAGCTCTACCTTGTTCGGGAAAATGCGATAATTTTGATTTGCCATAGAATCTCCTTTGGTCCTCATAAACCTCTTGACATATAAGATCACCATACTAATCTTAAAATGAAAAAAGGGAGAGGTGATTAACACCTCCCCCTCTTAGAGGTAGCTTTAAGCTATATTACGCGAAAGTACCAGTCAGTTTAACAACCAGCTCTGGGCGGCAGTTAACTGTCAGGAAGGAGGTTTCAGATTCAACCTTCTCTTCACGCAGGTAAGCAGAAGATTTGTACCACAGGTACAGTTCTTGTGCCGGAGTGTTCGCTTCACGAACATCGTCTGCTGGCGCGTAGTGGATCTGGAACATGTTGTCGATACCGCGTGGCAGCATGTAAGCTTCACCGTCCGGGATGTAGCCGGAGATATCTTCGATGTACAGAACGTTCTTATGAACGAAGGAACGGTTGTTAGCGTTCTCTTGTCCGTCACCAAGACGACGGCGCAGCGGTTCTTGAGTGGAACTGTAGTATTGGTATGCGTTCATGATCAGCGGGTGACCTACGAAAGCAGAGAACCATTTACGAGAAGCCAGGACTACGATGTCGTAGTTGTTTCCGTTGTCACCCGCGTTGTCGATGATGAATGCACGACCATCGTTTTCGAGCAGGTCAGACGGGTCAACTGCAACGTCAGTGAAATCTACGTTAACAACTTCCTGGGTAACACCCCATTCGGTGAAGTAGTTATACTGAGCGGTCGGGTCCTGCGGTGCCCAAGATTTACCCATGATTGCCTGAAGCATTGCTTTTTCTTTAAGCTGTTCATGAGAAATACGGATACGACGAACAACGCGTTCAACTACATCCTGTACAGATTTAGGAGCGTCCGCAGTGAAATATTTACGGAAGTTCTGTACGTCTGCCGGAGTGATCTGACGATCCAGCGGGAAGAACGGGATGTTGAAGTTTTTCAGTTGGGCCTTTTCAGTACCAACGTAGTTACGTTCACCCTGACGACGACGAGCTGGGAAGTCGGTTACAACTTCGTCAACACGCTCGATCTGGGCGATAGTAGAGACACCGTGATAAGCCTCGAAAAGGTTCATGTTGGTGATCATACGGTACTGACGAGGTACAATTTCCAGAGTTGCGCCTAGGTCAACGATCTGGAAATCATTAGTGCGTACTACTGCCATTATTTTCTCCTTGGTGTAGATTAGATAGACGTTACTGGGATCTCAACGGAGCCGTCGTAATATTTATCAGTGATCTTCAGACCTTTGGCCTCAAGAGCAGCGATAGCAGCAGCGTTGATAGCAGTAGTACCGTCAGCAAAGAACAGTTTGGATTTGTTCAGGGTCAGACCACGAACAGCAACCACGAAATTGTATTTTTGACCAACTACGAAAGGACGTGGCATGGTGTAAGAAGAAGTCACCAGGTCGCGGTCGGTGATTACACCAAATGCGCTTGCAGCGTCGGCAGTTGCAGCCAGAGTACCATCAGACTTAACGATCATACCGGCCTTCAGCCCTGCGGAATAAGTGATTTCCATTTCCAGGAAGCTGTAGCCCTGATCAGAAGAATCAACTTTACCCAGGACGATGTCAGAGTAGAACCCTTGAATCGGATTAGCCATTTATATTATCTCCTCGATATTAGGCAGTTTTGCGAGCGCGAGCAGCTTCTAGAGCTTTCTGCACGTTAGCTTTAAGAACATCTTCGGCGGACTTAGCTAGGTCTTCAGTAACAACCTCTTGGTTGATACCATTTTCCTGAGTACCGAACTCTTTCTTCACAGTTTCAACTTCTGTTTCCAGTTCGCTAATACGAGCTTGGGCTTTTTCCAGAAGAGCTACCACTGGGGCGTTAGCTTTTTCAATGATGAAGTCAGCAAGAGATTCATGGTCTTCTTCAGCGGCAAAAGTAAAACCTTTGGCTTTTGTAAGAGCATTTTTCTTTTCTGCTTCAACAGCAGCCTTGATAATCAGTTCTGCTTGGGCATTTTTTGCATTAGCTTCTTCAAGCTTTTTAACCAGGTCCAGGTACTCCTGGGATTTGGTTACATCAACAGTATCGGACACAGAGGTCTCCTTGTTTTCAATTGTATTTTGAACAGGTACGTCTGGTTTAGCAGCGTCCTTGATGACCTCAGTCTCCTGAGTGTCTTTGGCATCAAAAATGACACCGTGCTCTGCAACACCCTTCTCAAACATCTGTTGGAGTTTGATTAGTTCATATTGCTTCACAAGGTCCAGCTCTTCACCTGCATTTGCAGCTTTGGCGATAGAGATGGACTCCATCTTCGATTCTAACCATTCTTGGTTATCATCATTCCAACGTTGCAGCCATTCATCATCAGGATTTTCAGCAGCAGCGTTTTCCAGTTCTGTTTCGAAGCCCAAAAGTTTGGCAAGGAGTTCAGCATCACTACTCCACATATCGAAGAAGCGACGAAGGAATTCTTCAAAGCTCATATCGACAGTAACTTGGCGAAGTGCCTTAACCACGTCTTTGGTAATCTGTTCAGGTGCAAGGTCAGACTTCATCAGAAGACTAACCGGACGCATATTTGCAGAATAACCTTGACTCTCGTGGCAGAGTGCGATACCCTTATCCTTAATAGTTTTGGCCTTGACTACGAGTGCGCTCATTCGTTTTCCTCGGCAATCTCAATCCCGAAATCGAGTCCGGTGATTTCACCAGTCTCCTTGTCTGTGTAGCCAGAGCATTGAATGCTCAGTCCACCGACAGCGTTGGCCTTTTTCAAGAGCCACAGTTCAGGATCATTGTATTTAACCTTAGCTACCCAGGTGCCAGCTTTAATGATTTGCTCGCTACCGATAACCACGACATCAAACTCTTCTTGAATCCAAGTCTTCTCGATGGTAAAGGCATCAGTCTCGACAATGTGGAACAGGTTCTCTTTAACAAGACCAGCCGCTCGCGCAGCATCGAAACTTTCCTTACCTTTGACGATTGTCTCTGGAGACATCCATTCACCGTGGGCATCCCTAGTGTTTGGTTCATAAATGACTTCGTAAGAAATCATTTGTTCTCCAGCATCTTTGACAACAGATACAGGCTTGGCATTCTTTTGAATTGCTGTCTTCTTCAGCCCTACATGGAGTACATCTTTAGATGCTTTCTCAATAGCGGCTTCAGGAGATAGGCCTGAATCAATCAGGCCATTTGCGAGAACCAGCACCTTGCTCTTCTGAATGAGAGACAGATTCGATACTGATGCAGGAAGGTCAGCAATACTTGAGTATTTCATCATTTTCCCCGTTGATAGTTATTTTAACACCGTTTATTTTCTTTTGCAAGTTATTTCAGTGAGTTGCTTAGTTATCCAAGTTAGAGACAGAATTATCTCTTACTTTAGACGTCCCATTACCAGAAGTACCTTGCTTCATTCCATCACCGGAGCGACTGGTATCTTCCCCAAGGATCTTGAGTAGTTCCTCTTGAGATGTGTTTTCAGGAATCTCTTCATCAAACCCACCAACCTCAAGGATCTTGTTGATAACTGTAGGTGTCTTCGGCAGATAACCAACAGCACCAATTCTCTGAACAAATTTGGAGAAGCTTTCCATATCAACTTCCTGGATAGCTCCAGGCTTAAGTCTTGGCATGTCTTCATCAGACAAACGGATATTATTAAGAGCGAGTAGTTGAGGAATCAAGTTCTTGTTGAATGATTCACAAATAATATCGATATCTCGTTGAACAAAATGTCCGTGGATTGTTTGTTTTGATTCCGACAGGTTGTAAGACCCTTGACCATCATTCCCTAAGTTGATGAATCCCGCACCAAATCTGTCCAAGATCGCCTTCTTACGCTCTTGTATTAGGTCCTTGGTACTGTACTGTTTACCAACCCCATCGATTCCCTTAAGGGTCATCTTATACTGCTCACCGCCCTTATCATTCATATCTGAAGGTAAGATGAAGTAAGATTGTTCACCTGAATGTGCGTTTGCAGCGTCAGCCATCAGGCCACGAACCATATCTGCTTCAGGTGATCTCGGGTCCATAGATGCCTTATTCAGAATTGAAGAAGGGATCTTTAATTCAATGATACCGCCGAGGTCCTTAGATGCCCCTATAACTTCGAGGTTTTCGATCAGGATTTTTTCACGGAATGCACGGTAACAACCAACAAGAGGTGATACACCTGTAGGGTTTGATTCTGTCCCACCAAGAGACATTATCATCAACTTATTCACAGGAATGAATTTCTCATCCGCACTTCCTGACAGATTTGTGACGAGACTCATGGCCCCAGCAATCTGGTTCATCCCGTTCTGGAAATTAGCAAAAGCTAGTGCGCTTTGATAAACACCTGTGATTGTCCTTCCATCATCGCTGAAGACAAAAGGTTTTGTACGAGAGAGGCTTGACTGAGGACGGAAAGCAATTTTGTCGATCGTCATATAGCCTGCGTACTTAGATGGCGCGGATTCTGTTCTGTAGACCTTTTCGAATACAGAGAAACCATACTCGTTAAATGTCGCAGCACTTCTCGCCACATCGCGAAGCGTCTGTTGGTTAGCAAGATTCTTCAGAGCATACTCGACGAAATCTGCCGCTTTTTTAGACTCTTCACTATCTCGGTTGAAAAGAATTTTAAAATCATTGAAAGCCTTGGTGACAAAAACATATTTCGTATCCAGCGCTGTGGCAACAGTATGGTCTTGCTTCATGGAATCCACTGTTGCGAGGAACATAGGCCAGCGGAGTTCTTCAACCTTCATAATCTCAGATTCAGCACGGATCTGAGACAATGCTCCACTACCAAGTTCTCCAGTACGGACACGACTCACAGCAAGGTTTTCATTCCCTGCTTTTGCCACCGCATTCTTTCTTTTTCTGTTTCTGCGATTTGACACGAGTCATCCCCTCTATTATAATCGTGTATACATAGTCGGAGCAACAATCCTTGGGATTACGACAGGTCTGATGATCTCCGTTTTCTCCAGGAAGTTAATACCTGAAGAGATGGCGTCAACCCAATCGTCCTTACGGGACACGGTGCTTCGCTCGCCATTAAATTTCTCAAGTTCATTCATGAGGGCTTCATATGTCTTTGCATCAAAACTACTACGTACAATACGGACAAAGCCTTGCTGTGCAAGCTGGGCAAATGGTGCAAAACGAGTAAGTTTCGACTTGTTGCCTGGCGTAGGGTCTTTCTCAACCACATAACCATCCGCGAGCAATGCTCTTGAGCTGGTGAGGAATTCGCTTATACCAGCCTGGCCTGGGTCAACTGAGAAAATAATCGTTACATCATCGCCATCATGTTCTGCTTGTTTTTTGATAATTGCATCACGTTCGCCAGCCTTCTTACAGAAGCGGCCCTGCGTCCCGGTAGAATAAGGACCATCATCAACAAAATCTGGGTGATAGTCACCAGAAAGATAATAGAATCCCTCGGTATCTTTACTTACCTTGACCGATGCAGTAAAGTCAGGGAACTTGTTGCCTGTTGAGCGTTCAGTTCCCGCCTTGTCATATGGTCTTACAGAAGTACAGCCTAAAGGTAGCGTCGCGACTTCTTTCAAGAAAGACCTTTGGAAATAGTTTGCACCTTCTGGGCGAACCTTCCAGTTACCATACAACAGCTGTGCTTTTTCAACTTCAGGAAGACCTTCAAGAAATGCAAGATAATCTGGGTTGTTTTCCAGCATTGGCGGATTATCGAAAATTGTTGCGCTAATAAACGAGAAGGAGAGCGGCTTAGGCTTCTTGTGGATATCTTCACCATCCCAGTATCGTTCAATCAATTCTTCTGCGCTATCACCCCAAATGAAATCACCATCCCGACGGATGAACCAACGGATAACACCATCACGTTCTGGGATAGGATAACCATCCTCGTCGAGATACCAATCTATGAGCTCTTTAATCTTATGATCAGGATCAGGGTTACAAGAGATGACCATACGGCTTGGGTATTTAGATTCGGAACGTAAACGAGACATCAGATATTCGATCTGCGTCCATTCAAACTGTGTTCCTTCGTCAAACCCTACAAAAGTATACTGAAGACCCTGATGAGAAAGCTTGTCTTTCTCATATTCCATGTGCGACCATTTAACTTTTGCACCCGAAGGGAAGATAGCCTTCAGGTCTTTTTCTCGGAAGCGCGGCTTCCACTCAGGCGATAATTCACTATAGATACCACGAGCTGTTTCATACAAACCACCCGCACCGACAATCTGCGGTGTAAGTCTTCGGAACATGATACAGTTTGAGCGAGGATCATCTATTAAGGCTAAGGGCATAAGTTGCAACAGGTAAGATTTACCTGATCCCGCAGCGCCCCCAATGATCAGGATTTGCGCCTTATTTTCCAGGATCATTTTCTGCTTGGGGCTGGCGGGTCCAAAAGTGGTACTCAAAGGACCTCCATTATTCTATGCTATAGGAGGATTTTACCACGAAAGATCATAAAAATAAAGCCCTTATCACGAAATAAGGGCCTTGTCAATCACTTTTGAGGTGTAAATATGTTACGAATGTATGCCTGAAGGATAAGCAATTTGCTACGTGTATCTGCTGCTTCAAGATTATTTTTCTTAACAATAGCACTGTTTTTAGCGTTATCAGCACCATAGGGAAGTGGTGTTGGGTCAGAAGGGGGGATCATCGCGTGAGCAGGCGGCTTAGAAAGCACCTCAGAGGGATTAAACTTCTCAACCACTGGAACTACCTTCTGTGGAGACTCGCATCCAACAAGCATGATTACAGAGAGGAATATGGCAAGCAAACTCTTTCTCATTTAACCCCCAAGCTTTCATTATAGATATCAACAAAGTCGTTATCCAGCCCAAACTTTTTACCCGCTTCAGATTTGTTATATGCCTGTTGTTTTTCATCGAGTCGGGATCTAAGTAAATCATTCTTAGCCTTCTCTTCTGCAAGCTGGCGACTCAGTTCATCAGAGAAGTCTTGCTGCACATTTTTGAAATCTTGATTTGCATCTTTGTTGTTTCTCATTTGCAGAACCCATTTGTTATCCGTATCATTAACCCCACGGCTATAGGCCTGCTGTATTTGGTCATCATACCACCACTTAACTTCAAAAGCGCCCCACAGGAGCGCCAGAGAAAGGACAGCAACGATAACCAGTTTGGTGTGTCCCTTTATAAAGGTCCAAACCACACTGATAAAATTTATCATGAGATATCCCCATCACAATCTAATAGTTCAACAATAGTCACCTTATTCCGAGGAGCCTTATCTTCTCGGTTTACAGACACTCGCCCATCTCCTTCGTACTCAAGGATAAGCGGATCTTCCACGATAACCTTAAACAGACAAGCACCAGGTTCTATCTCCCCTACGTGCCAACTCCCCTGAACCCCATTCTTGCATAAGAGCTTGTACCTCTCTTGTGCAGCATCAAGATCAAAATAAATCCTGATCTTATCTAGCATCTCTGGATTGTCGATGCTATTGCTATTAAGGCCGAATACGTGTTTTTCGGTATGCGCCTGCATCATGTAAAAATGCACAGCACTGGATACCGCCCAGAATTCCTTGAAATACAGGCGATCGGTGTTTTTACGCAGGCGTTGGAAAACATTGAAGATATCTTTAGCTTCGAGATTAAAACGCCGTTGGCCTTTACGCTTGTCGGTGATAGTGGCAATCGTGCTGATAGCAATATCACCTGCATTATCCAGTTTATCAAATAATCCCTCAAATGAAAACGGCTCTTTTGTATCGAAGAGTTCTTCAACGTTTGTCCCATACATACCGCTAAGATGCTTTTTGGCATCTTCCCAGCTTTCCATTTTGAGACTTGCGACGGCAACACCCAACTTCATTGTTTCTCGACGGGAGATTGTATACCCACGGGCCTCGTACTTTGACGCTCGGAGCATACTGATGATCGGGTAGTCTGTCGCTGGATTAAGAACCAACACTTTCTGTGCAGCATGTTTAAGGAAACGACTGTCAAACACCCATGTTTCATCACTAAATGAGAAGGCACCCATGTTGATGGTGTAGTCAAACTTATCAAAGATCTGCCCAGCGTTCTCAAATACCGAGAATGCAATGCATTGAATCACTGGATTAGAACCATCTGAAAACATAATGCTTTTGTCTGTCATGCCGATATTACGAACATATGAGACTTTCTTCTTTCTACTTTCGAGCAGTTTTTCAATACCATCCCAAGTCGATTCAGAGATATCAGACAGATCAAAAGGGCAGTCACTGGCAAACTTATCTTCCATCTCCAAGATCTCTTGCTTAGACACTTTCTGAGAAAGAACCTTGAATCTTGGCGCACGGGATTCCCATACCTCTTTCCCATTGTCTAAAATGAAGAAATCACGATAAACACGTTTCTCTTCATTGTATCCCATCGTTTTAGGTGACAGGTCATGTTCACCTTTTCGTAGGTCTATATCCATCATGTAAGTAATGAAGATCTCCAAGTCATCCCATGAACGGAAGTACAGGTCGAGATCATTAACTTCCCGGTTGGTAAAGAGAGCCGTGATAGCGCCACCTGCGATTATAACATCGAGGCTACGAAGGATATGGTAAATATCCTCAGAGAAAAAACTTTTTAGTAAATGGTATTCTCGAAGATGTTCACTCTTCTCGTAAGTGTGGATCATTCTGGTCTCCTTTAGTAAGCTACTTTTAGAGTGTACCAGAAAAAGAAAAGCCCCGCAAGAGCGGGGCGAGGCAAAGGAGAGGAGATATCAGAATTTATTATTATTAGAATTTGGATGCGCGAGCCTGAGTCGAACAGGCAATTTTCGGCTTATGAGGCCAACGTGATCTATATATCCGTTTCACTACCGCGCAATTATAAGTCCCCCTGGAAGAAGCCTCAGAGTGCTATTGCCAGTTAAAGTCGTCTAATCCGACTAGGGAGGGTTTTGGTTCTCTGCTGTTAACCACTTCACACACAAGACCTCTCCACCCGAAGGTTTTTCCGTCCTGACAGGACTTGAACCTGCATCACAGAGAATTTTTTGGCGGGACGGGGTGGATTCGAACCACCGACACCCTGATCTTCAATCAGGTGCTCTACCAGACTGAGCTACCGACCCGATATGTGGTGGGCAAGGAGCGACTCGAACTCTCACGTCATAGGACGCCAGAACCTAAATCTGG